AAAAACGCTTTACTTTCCCATTTAGATAGGGTACAATACCCTTTCTAATCTACTATATTATGAGGTGCCAAATGGCTGATGAATTTCTCTTCGTTGAACGCTACCGTCCAAAAACTATCGACGAGTGTATCCTTCCTAACTCCCTGAAGCAAACGTTTAAGTCTATCGTGAATGGCGGTGAACTGCCTAACATGATGTTCGCTGGTTCGGCTGGTGTTGGTAAGACTACTGTAGCAAAAGCGTTATGTAATGAGCTTGACCTAGATTACATCTTGATCAACGCTTCTGAAGACGGCAACATTGATACCCTGCGTACCAAAATCCGTCAGTTCGCTTCCTCCGTTTCTCTGTCTGGCGGGTACAAAGTTGTTATCCTCGATGAGGCTGACTACCTTAATGCTCAGTCAACGCAGCCTGCTCTCCGTGGGTTTATCGAGGAGTTCTCTAATAACTGCCGATTCATTCTAACCTGTAACTTCAAGAACAAGATTATTGAACCGCTCCACTCTCGTTGTTCGGTTTATGAGTTTGCTATTCCTAAGGATCAGAAACCTAAGATTGCGGCTCAGTTCTTTAAGCGCCTCCAGGAAATCCTCAATATCGAAAACATTGAGTTTGACCAGAAGGCACTGGCTGTACTGGTTGAGAAGCATTTTCCTGATTGGCGTCGAGTGTTGAATGAAGTTCAGCGTCACTCTATTACGGGCAAAATCGATGCTGGCTCTATTGTTGACCTGTCTGATGACAACTTCAATGTACTGACCAATTCGCTGAAGGACAAAGACTTTAAGGTGATGCGCAAGTGGGTTGCTGACAATATTGACATTGAACCACAGGCTATCTTCCGTAAGATTTATGACACGATGTACGATAAGATTGAACCGCAATCTATCCCTCAAACCGTTGTAACCCTTGCCGAGTACCAGTACAAAAACGCATTCGTTGCTGACCATGAATTGAATGTTGTTGCTTGTATGACTGAACTTATGTCTGATGTAAGGTGGAAGTGATGGACTTAATATATGATTATGAGACCCTCTCAGCTAAAGTTGAGTCGGTTCCGGTGGTTACGCTGGCGACACTAAAGTTCGACAGGGAAAGGTTCAAAACCAATCCGTATACTTTCCCTGAGCTAGTAGAGTCATGTGTTCTGTACAAGTTTAATGTTGCTGAACAAATTGAGCGATACAAAAGGGTTATTGATAAAGAAACGTTAGACTGGTGGCAGAACGTCCCTAAGGAAGTCCGCGATGCTCAGTTAAAACCTAGCCAGGATGACTTATCGGTTTCTAATATACCTTCGATTTTTAATTCGTTAGTAGATAAGAAAACAACTATATGGACTCGAGGAAATACTTTCGATCCTGTTATCACTGATATTTACTTTCGTCAATTAGAAGAGTATAATTACCCTTACAGCTGGTGGAATATTCGGGACACCCGTTCGTTTATAGACGGGCTGACATACGGTTCTGATATTTCAAATAGCTTTATACCCGATGACCTGAAAGAAAAGTTTGATGCGCATGACCCTCGTCACGATATCTCTATGGACGTTATGCGTATGCAATACATTATTCGGTTGTTGTATTCTGATGAACCACCTTGGGATTGATTATGGCATATTCACCTTTTGATTTTTTGAACGCAATAAACTACAGCAAAGAACAACTTATTGTTGATGCTGAAACCGAGAAACAGTACGTCCCCTTCAAGGTTAATATGGGGTTGTCGTACTTTGATGACACTGTTAGGCTCGCTAATGTTATGAACATGCACCACAAAATAGATAAGAAACTTCAGAACGATTTTCTTATAAATATTATTAGGAAACGGAAGAGATTCTCTAAATGGTTTAAACCTGAGAAGTCTTCCGACCTTGAAGTGGTCAAAGAATATTATGGATATAGCACCGAAAAAGCTCGTCACGCTTTGACCTTACTAACTAATGAACAAATTGAAGAGTTAAAGAGAAGGACGTATAAGGGTGGAAGAAAATAAAACAATAGAATGGTCTCCAGCCATGTTACTTGAAGTAACACTAAATGAGCCGGATGACTTCCTTAAGGTTCGCGAAACCTTAACCCGAATTGGCGTAGCATCCCGCAAAGACAATAAACTATATCAGTCATGCCATATCCTACATAAGCAGGGCAGGTACTTTATTGTTCATTTTAAGGAACTATTCTTGCTAGACGGAAAGCCGAGCAACTTACTAGAGAATGATGTTCAGCGAAGAAACACTATAGCTACGCTTTTGAGTGATTGGGGTCTTATTGATGTGGTAGATAAAGAGCAGTCTAAAAATGTTGCTCCGCTTCGCCAGATTAAAGTGATCTCATTCAAAGATAAACATAACTGGGAACTATGCCCAAAATATAATATTGGAATTGCGAAATGAAACCTACATATGATAATTTGTTTATCGCGGAAATGAAAAAGGATACCACTACAGCAAGCGGTATCGTACTGTCTCGAGATATTGAGACAGGTAATAAACCAGCAGTTGTACTGGCTGCTGGTCCGGACGCTAAAGGCGTCAAAGCTGGTATGAAGTGTTACGTCAAATGGTCTGACGCTGTACCAGTGACTCACGAAGGACAAATTGGAGCATTTATTTCAGAAAAAAGTGTTCTAGCATACTTCGATTGAGTATAAATAAAGGTGAGTGCGGAATAGTCCGGCTCACCATTTAAAATTAAATTCTTGCTTAATAAAAGGAGAATGTCTTATGACAATCAATCACCCATCATTCGTTGGCTTCGAAACTCTGTTTGACAAAATTGACCGTATGGCTCATCAGCAGAATCCAGGCTACCCTCCACACAATATCCTAAAGTTTGACGACAATGACGAAGACTTCGTTCTTGAGCTCGCGCTTGCTGGCTACCGTCAAGAGGATATTGAAATCGTTCTCGAGAAAGATACCCTAACCGTTCAAACAACTAAGGACTACGGTTCAAATGTTGACGGTGTGGTATTCCTACACAAAGGCGTATCGACTAAGAAGTTCCGCAAAACGTTTACAATTGCTGATAACATCGAAGTTATCGGTGCCAGCATGACAAACGGTATGCTTCAAATTGAACTTCATAAGTTTGTACCGGAAGAGGACAAGCCTCGATACATTAGTATAAGTAATGATGTAGATAAGAAAACAGAATCAATATATCTCACTGAATAGTTATACTAAAGTATAAATAATTTTATCGTAACGAACACAACACACAAGGAAACTCAAAATGTTCGGTAAAATTAAACGCAGTGTTAAACACACTATCAAACGGGCTGCTATTGCGGCAGTCCGTTCTAGAAAAGAAGAAGCCTACTTTAAACTAGCGCATTACATGGCTCATGAATATCCTTCTGATTGGTCTCTGCACCAGATTGTAGCAGACATCAAAGTCAAACAGAAAGAAGGGGCACTGAAATGAACTGGTTGAAAGCTGTTCTTAAAGAATTGAGCAAAGATTCATACGAGCGCTATCGCGACCGTGTTGAAGAATATCTTGCTTCCTCGTCATCTATGGTTGAACTGGAAAACAGAATACGTCAGATTGAACGCGGCGAAGTAAAACTTTAATATATAATACACAACACACACAAGGAGACTAATATGTCAACTAAAAACCCGTTTGAAATTCGTACAGAAATCCTAGCAATGGCTAAGGATTACATGGACAAACAGTATGCCCTCAACCTTGAGGTGGCGCAGAAGATGAGCGAAGCAGTCGGCTCTACTGCTATGCCAACAATGTATACTGTTGAAGACCTCATGGAAAAGGCTAAAGAGTTCTATTCTTTCGTTTCTAAGAAAGACTAATAAACCCTTAAACCCACACCCCGCCAAGCGGGGTTTTTATTATAGGTGAATAATATGCTACTACCTGATGTGACTTTTTATATGCGTGAACGTGATGAATCCATTGGCGGTGAAAACCCGTTCAAGTGGGTTTACAAAACAACCAAAGACCTATTTGCTAATAAGAAAGTAGTAATCTTTGGACTCCCTGGAGCATTTACCCCTACCTGTTCCAACTCACAGCTTCCTGGCTATGAAGAAATGTACGATGAATTTACAGCAAAGGGTGTAGATGAAATCTGGTGTACCTCAGTAAACGATGCGTTTGTTATGTACCAGTGGGGAAAGGCTCAAGGGCTAGATAACGTTAAGCTGCTACCAGATGGCAATGGTGACTTTGCTGATGGGCTGGGTATGCTTGTGGATAAAACTAATCTTGGGTTCGGTAAGCGCAGCTGGCGTTACGCTATGCTCGTAGAAGATCTAGAAATTAAAAACATTTGGCAAGAAGCCGATATTATGGATAACTGTCCAATCGACCCATATGACGTATCTTCGCCTGAATATGTAATTGAACGACTATAAGGAATTATTATGACAACTAAAGTAATCCGCTTGACCACTGGTGAAGAAATCATCGCGAAAGTTAATGCTGTTGAGGGTGTTAATCTAAACATTGAATCCCCGCTAATTCTCCTCCCCACCGAGGACGGAAAGCTGACCTTTGCGACTTGGATCCCGTACATGCGCGATAAGACGCTTGACATTAACTTGAATACTGTTATGTTTATGTTCGAGCCAGTCACTGAGATGGCTGACCACTACCGTGAAGCCACTACTGGTATCAAGGTTCCGGACAAGAAAATAATTGTATAAAGTGCTTTACTTTTGAACTCAATGGGCGTATACTTATCGGTATATGCCCTTTTTCATTATGGAGATAAAACATTGTCTGAATTTTACACATCAGTTGAACGCTTTGGTAATTCCCTTCTCTACCGAGGATACAAGAACGGTCAGCGTGTACAGGATAAGATTAAGTTCAAGCCGACCCTATTTGTCCCAGACGCGAAGTCTAGTACTTTCGCCCTAGATGGTTGCCCCGTATCTCACGTGAACTTTGACTCTATGCGAGACGCAAAAGAGTTCATGGAGCAGTACCGTGATATGCCTAACTTTAAAGTCTATGGCAATACAAATTACGTTGTACAGTATATCCAAGAGAAATTCCCAGGCAAGAACATTGCGTTCTCTCGTGAAGATATTGACGTTGCCTCAATCGACATCGAGGTCTACTCAGCAGATGGGTTTCCGGAACCAGATGAAGCTGCTTATCCTGTAACCGCAATTTGTATGAAATCTTCTAAGGATGACACATATATCGTTTGGGGTACTAAGGACTATGACTACAGCAAACGTCACGAAGACCTGAAAGACGTGAAGATTGAATACCGCCAGTGTAAAGACGAAGCAACCCTACTTATGCAGTTCGTGTCGCATTGGTCATCCCCGCTACATTGTCCAGATGTAGTGACTGGTTGGAACACCCGTTTCTTTGATATTCCGTACCTTGTGAACCGTATAGGCAAAGTCCTCGGTTCAGACATGGTGAAGAAACTAAGTCCATGGGGGTTAGTCAACGAGCGTAATTCTAAGATCAACGGTCGCGATGTACAGCGATACGAGCTCTCTGGTATCGCCGAGCTAGACTTCCTAGAACTGTTCAAGAAGTTCACATACTCAGCCCAGGAAAGCTACAAGCTTGACCACATTGCTCACGTAATCCTGGGCGAAAAGAAACTGAGTTATGAAGAGTTCGGTAACTTGTTCAACCTATACGTCGAAGACCATCAGCTGTTCATTGACTACAACGTCAAGGACGTGCTCCTTGTTCAGCGACTTGAAGATAAGATGGGCTTGATTACCCTAGCTATGACACTGGCTTATCGCGGTGGCGTGAACTACTCCGAAACGCTCGGGACTACTGGTATTTGGGACTCTATCATATACCGAGACCTTCACGACAAAGGCGTTGTCCTTCAGCCCAACGAAGAGAAGTTCAAGACTGAATTTGCGGGTGGTTACGTTAAAGCACCAAAGGTTGGTCTACATAACTGGGTCGTTTCTTTTGACTTGAACTCTCTGTACCCCCACCTTATCATGCAGGGCAATATGTCTCCCGAGACTATTCATGATGGTACGATGGGGTCGATCAGCGTAGAAAGCTGCCTCGACAAAGTTGAGATGAACCCAGGAGAGTATGCCGTTGCCCCTAATGGTGCGATGTTCCGGAAGGATCAGCGTGGCGTTATCCCTACAATAATCGAAGAGATGTACGCTGAACGTAAAATGGCTAAGAAGGAAATGCTTCGCGCTGAGCAAGAATTGGTTGACCTTAAACAAACGAGCGGATATACGAAGGATGACGTGTACCAACTCGAGAAAAAGATATCGACTCTGAATAATAAACAGATGGCTATTAAGATCTTGATGAACTCACTTTATGGCGCATTGGGCAACCGTTACTTCCGTCACTTTGACCTGCGTATGGCGGAGGCGATTACGTTGTACGGTCAGCTGGCTATCAAGTGGGCTGAAAAGGCATTTAATGGCTTCATGAATAAAGTCGTGGGGACTAAGAATTATGATTATGTCATCGCTATTGATACTGATTCTAACTACGTTGACTTTGGTCCTCTGGTTGAGAAGCTTGGTTACAAAGACAAACCAGTCAAAGAAACAGTCGCGCTGATCGATAAGATTTGTAAAGATCAGTTTGAACCAATGATTGCGAAGGCATACAAAGAGCTCGCCGAGTACATGAACGCTTATGAAGATAAGATGGTTATGGAACGTGAGGTAATTGCCGACCGTGGTGTATGGGTAGCCAAGAAACGTTATATCCTGAACGTTCATAACTCTGAAGGCGTCGAGTACAAAGAACCTAAACTTAAGATGATGGGTATTGAGGCGGTCAAGTCTTCGACCCCAGGGATTTGTCGCGATGCTATGAAGGAACTATTCAAAGTCATCATGACAGGCTCCGAGAGCAATACTCAGAAGGCGATTGCTCAGTTTAAGGGTTACTTTACGAATCAGCCGCCAGAGTCTGTAAGCTTCCCTCGAGGCGTCTCTGACGTTATTAAGTGGCGCGATCGTAGTAATATCTACAAGAAGGGCACTCCGATCCACGTTCGCGGTGCTTTGATGTATAACCATACGCTTGAGCAAAAAGGGTTGAAGGTTTATCCAAAAATACAGAATGGCGATAAGGTCAAGTTCTGTTACTTGAAGAAACCAAACCCGATAGGCGAGAACGTTATCTCTTATCCTGATTACTTGCCCGAAGAGCTTCAGCTTCACAAGTATGTGGACTATGAGACGATGTTTAACAAAACGTTCCTCGATGCGATTACTCCGATTCTAGATGCGATTGGCTGGTCTGCTGAAGAGCGTGTAAGTATTGAGGATTTCTTTGGATGAACGTAGAAGATGAATTAATGATTATAACCATGGAGGAGTGCGCCGAGCTACAAATGGCGCTCTCCAAACGTATGCGCTTTGGCGGTAATATGGATAACATCAAACAGGAGCTAGGTGACGTTGCTGCTATGTTGGGATTGTTCCTTGAGTGTGGGTTGATCACGGACGAAGAGCTACAGGCAAATGCTCATAAGAAATTGCTGAAACTCCGGAAGTGGTCAAACTTGCCTATCCCTAAATAGGGAATGTACCGTATCTGAATTAAGGGCATTGAAAATGTACATAGTTGAGAGTCGATTCACTCACATAGAAACAAAAGAATCCACCGAAATCCACAAAGAAAATGATGTATACCAATACTCATACGATTCCCCTCCCATCCAAGAATGTAAACTAAGGTTAGATAACGAAGTCATAGAAGTTGATGAGATTATCTCTGTCACCGAAGATGTCGTCGAGTTCTATGACCCTAACCATATTAGGTACAAATGGTATAAAAGAGAATAGACATATTCTAAATTGATATAACAAAAAGCTTTACTTTTTATCGATCAATTGCTATAATACATGTATAAATTGATTGAGGAACTTTGTTATGACTATGAAAATTACTACCCCAGCAATGTCCCACGCTCGTATTGCTGAGATGGAGGATATCTGCTTCTCTGACTTCCACAAAGATGTCTACGGATACCGTCCTCGTGGTGTTGAGTGGGATTCTTGGGTGAACATGAGCGAGTGGGGTTTCAACAATGCGCTTGATAGAATGATGGATAAGATGCAAGCCGACATTGCCCTTGAAGAACAGCGCGAAGCTGAAGCTCTTGAATCGTTCAAGGCTGACCTCCAGAATCTGATGGCATCAGGTGTGGGTGATTGGAAAGCAGCACTTCGTTGTATGATGAAAGAAACTGAAGAAGACAACGTCGAATACTTCCTCTGGAGTTTGGGTATCGGTTATGCCAAACGCGAAGAAATCGTGAACAAATTTTTTAATCTTTGAGAAGGTATAATATTATGAAAATCGAACTCGGTAAAACCTACTCTGTATCAAACAAATACAAAAAGACTTTTGTTGAGGATAACTTCCTCACCTCAACGATGGAAGGCATGCCGTCATTTGACCGAATTACTGTATGGCGTTCAGGCACAATTAAGGTGACGCCAATACACGAGTATGAAGTTGAATATCTACAAGAGATGTTAGATGCTGGTGATGATTGCGACAACTTTGATTTTGATGAATTCGAAGAGGTTGAGTTCGATTCATCATGGGATGGCTATTCGGAAGAGTATGAATCTGGTGATGCGGAAAATCTGGCAAAGGTCGAAGAACTAATCGAAGAATATGAGTCGCTAGAAGAAGACGATTATTTTGACTTTATTAGTTACGCTGAAGAGAAATATGAATACGACTATGAAGAAGTCACATACTGTATTGAAGGACCGATTGTGGTAGAACTAGTGGAGCTAGATTGATGAAAAACGTGATTAAATCTTTGACTCATCCTGATGTTCTATGGTTCGTTTCAATAGTTGTGATCGGATCAACTATCGTCGATCGCCTCAAAAACCCTGTGGCTGAACCTATATTTGTTTTGCTGTCGCCAATATGTTTGATGTATTTGGCGTATGACGCGAGGCGGGTTTTCTACAAATTCAAACCAAAACGGGGGTAGGCAATGTATGTTGTCCAGATATACACTGAGGCTGGTTGGCAAACTTACTGCGACGATCGAGGTAATATAATCCGATTTGCTGATTTAGATTTCGCTGAACTTTACTTTAATGATAAAGCAGAGTATAATAAACTTTGTTATCGCGCAATTGATGAAAGAGATATTGACAATGAAGAAGCCTTCTGACTACATTATTGAACTTTGTAAAACCAACTCCCGTCTTGAGAAAGAGTCTATCCTAGCTGACGCTATGTCCAACAATGAGTTTGTTCGCGGATTTAAACGAGCTCTGGACACCTTCGAAACATTCGGAGTCAAGAAAGTTGAAGAAGTCTATCACGATAACGATACCCTTGACATCGAATCCTACTACCATATGCTTGATAATCTTGCGGCAAGACGTTTGACTGGTAACGAAGCCCGAGATAAAATCAAGGCGATGTCTACCTCAATAGATGACGTTGAATGGAATATGTTCTATCGACGTGTTCTACTAAAAAATATGGACTGCGGTGTTAACGTTACCACTTGGAATAAGGTCGCAAAAAAGGTGGATAAATCTTTAGTGGTTCCGGTGTTTTCTTGTCAACTAGCGTATGATGGCGCGAAAGTCGATAATATGTCTGGCGAAAAACTCGTTGAAATCAAGCTTGATGGTGTGCGTGTTATTGCTATTGTGTACAGCGACGGTCGCGTTTCCCTACACTCAAGGAACGGAAAGCGTTTGGAGAATTTCCCTAAAATAGAAGAAGCTTTGTCTAAATATGCTGTAGAAAGTTGCCCCCTTGTTTTTGACGGTGAGGTGATGAGTTCATCATTCCAAGACTTGATGAAGCAAGTACACCGTAAGGATGATGTACAGACTGACGATGCTGTCCTATATCTGTTCGATTGCGTATCTCTTGATGAGTTCACGGCAGGGTATTCGTCCACACCCCAGCGTGTACGTTCGGAACTCTTGCGTAACACCGTACAACCTGAATATTGTATTCGAGTAGTAAACCAAACGCCTATTGACTTAGATACCGATTTAGGTCAGAAACACTTTGCGGAAATTAATAGAATGGCTATTAAAAATGGCTACGAAGGTGTGATGATCAAAGATCCCGAGGCTCCATACGAAACCAAGCGTACCAAGTCTTGGCTAAAAATTAAGCCATTCATAGAAGTAACATTAACAGTAACAGATGTTCAAGAGGGGACTGGTAAATATGAAAACAATACGGGAGCTCTTGTATGCGCTGGTCGAGATGCCGGAAAAGACATTCTGGTCAATGTCGGTAGTGGTCTATCTGATGCTATGCGCAGTGATATATGGGCTGACAAAGATTCTGTGGTAGGTCAGCTGGTTGAGATAAAAGCGGACGCTGTAACCCAAAACCAAGACGGGACATACTCACTAAGATTCCCACGATTTAAATCATTTAGAGGCTTTGAGCCAGGAGAAAAGTTGTAATGACTAATTTTGATAAAGTTGTAAAATTCATGAACACATTCGGTCAGGAAGTTAAGCCTCAACCTGAGCTACCTTCTATTGACATTCAGGCTCTTCGAGTAGACCTGATTAAAGAAGAACTCGATGAATTGATTGAAGCCCTAGCCGATAAAGATATCGTTGAAGTTGCGGACGCTCTGACTGATATTCTTTATGTAACATACGGTGCTGGCGCTGCGTTTGGTATTGACCTTGACGCTTGCTTCGATGAGGTTCAACGCTCTAACATGAGTAAACTTGGCGCTGACGGAAAGCCGATGTATCGTGAAGACGGTAAAGTAATGAAAGGTCCAAATTATTCAGAGCCAGACTTAAAAAGTACTTTACAAACCCAGGAAGATTTAGTATAATATTCGGAACCTTCGGGAGATTTCGTAAACTATTAGGATCTAAAATTATGGAAAAAGTTACAATTAACGGTCGGCAATGGCAAAAGTATATCGGTGACGAAGGGCAAGATGTTTATGTTGCCCTCTTCGTTGAAGACCAAGAGAACCTCATCGGCAAATACGCTGATGAGGATTCATTCGATATTCTCATTGACAAAGACGCTGACTTTTATCTACCGCCATCGTGTGATGTAGTCGCTTCTACTGACTGCGATAAGCAATGTATCAACTGTATAGGTGAAGACCGTGTTGCGTTCAAATTCCGTAAGAACGTATTCACGCAGGAAGAACAAGACGGTGCTTATGCTGGTCTTTACAGCGCTGCTGCTGAGTCTAACAACCGTGGTATGGCTGCTGGTCCTCGAGCCGAAACAAGTCAGGGTCGCGAATGGGTTACTCCGTTCCAGCGCGATATCCTGGACTTCTTTGCTAAGGGTTCTCCGCAGAACGTTATGGGTACTGACCCAGTTGAGGACATTATCAAGAAACATGAAACCAAGCAGTACGAAACACGTGGCGAAGTTTGGTTGGTTCAAAAGGTCGAGAAAGAATATGAGGATTACCGCAATTTCTTTGATCAGTGCCTAGCCAAACTCCGTTCCCTTCCGGTAGATGAAGCTCGGGAATATGCTATACACGTTCGCGATACGATGATCAGCGGAACTTCCTACGCTACTCCGCTGTGGTCCGGAATCACTGGCTTCTATGGACGCTACCCTCGTATCCCTTATGGTCGTGCTACTAGCCATGTAGAGCATAACCGAGAAGACTTTGAGAAGTGCTACCCGTTTGCCCGTAAACTCGACCAAGAGTTTGCTCGCTTACTTCCGCAGCGTTATGCGTACCAAAAAAGATGTGCTGACAGTATCGACCCTAAATTCTTGATTGGCGAGGATACTACCTTTACGACCGTTACAGTCAATACAACTCAGTCTGACCGAAATGCTCGTATGGCTTGTCATAAGGATGCTGGTTCATTAAATGAGGGTTTCTCTAACCTTACTGTAATTGCTCCGAAAGGTAAATCATGGAAGGGCGGATACCTTACTGCTCCGGAAGTTCGCGCAGCTATTGATGTTCGACCAGGAGATCTACTCCTTATTGATAATATGCGAATAATTCACGGCAATCAGCCTATTGAAGCCCCTGACTCTGGCGAAGAAGACCTACTTCGTATGTCCCTTGTTTTCTACTTCCGTGAGGATATGTTACAACTAGGTTCTTGGGATTATGAGGCGCTGCGTCGTAAGTTTGTTGACGATCGTCGAACCAACAAAGAACATCCGTTATGGAAAGAGCGATGGAATGGCGTGAGTCCTGGTTTTATGAACGATAATTCAGAAGAATGGTATCAATACCTTTTAGAACATGGAGGCGAAGAGTTGATGAAAGAAAACCAACCAGGGTTATGGGATCATTTCAACAACTCTAATGATTTAGAATCATTTTTCTCTTAGGGTTTTACAATTGTCGAAGTGGTATCTATTCATGTTACCTTTGTGTTTGGATACCACTCCGCAATGAGGGCAAGTTATATCTTCTCTGCTGTTGAAAGTTCCTCTATATTTCTGTATTCGGGCTAAACGTTTATCTTTGTCATTATAGAAATCTTTCATAGATTGCTTGTGTGTTTCCCTAGCTTCTTCTGTGTGCATATGATGGTAGTTTAATTTACCGCTTTCTGAAAATTTATCCCTTGCTTCTTCAGATAGGTTTTTATTTGATAATCTTTGTTTTCTTGTCTCTTCGTCGTAGGCAGCCCAACCCATTTTAGATTTAGATTCTTCATTGTGAGTTTTGCCGAAGAATGGATTATTCTCTCCGGACATCCTTTTAGAATGTAGAGAATTTTTCCTACTGACATAAGATTCGTACAATTTAGAGTTTATATCTTTTCTAAAGAACTTGACTGCCGAATACGATTGCGATAATACATCAGGAAACGCTTTAGCGAGTATTAAGTGGGCTAACCTATGCGCCCTAGTTGGGAGCAATATTTTGTTCCAAGGGTTTTCCACTAAGTTTGTGTATTCTGGGAACATATCCTTAGCCTTTGGACATATGTGGTGCTTCTCGCCTTCGGTAGAGTCATTGTAAGCCTCTATTAACCGAATGTATCTTGACATGTAATGTTTGTTGTGAGGTTTTGATGCTAATATTGAATAAATAAGTTTGCTGTCCATTTACTTTCTCCTTAAGTTGTAGTATAATAACGGATAGAGTGGTTGGGGCGACCCGCGAACCATACCTTTATTTATAATTTTGCGATTTTCAGGGGTTAGCCCTGACATGTGGTTTAGAGGATTTCTTTTAATGTGCGCAGTAATGGGATTTGAATTAAAAAACGTAACAAGAGATGATATAAGTGCTATCCGCACCCTATTCTTTGAATCACAAATCCGAGGGAGGCACGCTACTGGCGTGTCTTTCCTAAAAGAGGGTAAGATACATACGATAAAGGAAGCTGTTGAGGCATCTGAATTTATAAAACATCATCCACCAATCGACTGGGTTGACGAGAACGGTAACATAACAGCTATCGCTCATTGTCGGTACAGTACTTCTGACTTGCGTTTTAATCAACCTATTGCTGACGAAAAGTTATCTGTTGTTCATAACGGTGTTATTTCGCAAGAACTTCCGGAGAATTGGTATAGACTCTATGGAATCAAATGCGAAACCGCTAACGACACCGAACTTCTTTTCCATCGCCCTTCTTTAAATGAGTGGGCAAATTCTTCAATTTCCGCTTTACTTTTGACAGTAAATGGAATAGAATATATGCGTAATGGTAAAAGACCATTATGGTGTGCTGACATTGAACACGGTCGTATATTTGCTTCGACTTCTGACATTATAAGTAGAAGTCAATTCAAAACTAAATCAAAAAACCGAGTTAGTTTTGCTGGTATAGACTTACAACCATAGGATACATTATGTACAATAAAGATGATTTTACTTGGGGCTACGAGATTGAGTGGGGCGATATTGACCGTCGCCTAGAGATTCCGGAGCATCTAGGTTCTTGGGAATATTCAGAGACTGACGTAGTAAACCTGCGTCCACCATACAAATACGTTGCTTGTGATCCGCTCGGCGAAGACCCTCCGTTCGGGGGAGAGGTCAATACTAAACCGACCAAAACCTGGGAAGAACAGGTAGATCGAATCCAAGAGATTAAACAGTGGTTTACTGATCAGGGATGCGAGCCTACTTCAAACTGCCTAAGCCATTCGCATCTACACGTGTATGTGCCTGAGCTAACTAAAGATCTAGATGCCCTTAAGCGTTTGATCAAATACATTAAAGCGAACCAAGCTGACGTTGTAGAGAACTGCGGTCTATTCCATGAAGCGGCTTCCATGAAGAAAGCGAAAGGCGCTACCATGTATATGAAATATGACGGTGGACGCCAGATGCCTGATTACATGGCTGACAATATTATTAATCTGGCTAAAGACTTTGATCACTTCATCAAGCTCCATGCTGCTGGCAAGGACGGTGTTTCGATGGGTCGCCCTTTCCGTTACGCGATTAACACCTACTGCCTAAAACATACTGGAACAATCGAGTTTCGGTGTTTTCGGGCTACCACAGAACGTAAGCATATGGAATCTATGTTCCGTTTCGTTGAGGCGTTTATTGATGCTGCCCTAAACGATGGTCCGAGCGTTAAAGAAATTTTGGCTGATGGCGACTATGAGTTTCCGCCATTCCAGTGGGACTTGAATCAGTGGATAGGGCACCAAAAGACAAAGTGGGACAAAGACCGTGGCAAAAAACAGCGAGCATACATTGAAGTTGCGTAGCACGACAGCGGAGGAGTTTACCTCCGCTATATCTGATGACCCTGCGGATAAGTTCGCCAATACCTTTATTGCGAAGGCGAACATGCAGGGGTTATGGGATAAGTGTATAGGGTTATGGGATGGCGACCAGCTTGCTGGCGCTATCATAACGACTGTGTCTAAACGTTCACCAAAAGTAGCAAACCTACAACTCCTCCATACGTTTGCGGCTCATAGGGGTAAGGGTGTTGCCCGAATCCTTTGCGAAGATTCTCTTGAGCGAGTAAAGGGGCAGGCGACATACTTCCGTGTGTCCTCTGAAATCCCTGCTATTAAGTTCTACGAGAAGATCGGCTTTACTTTCCAAGGTAAACAGAAAAGTGGCTGCCAGCTATCTATCTTCCGCATAAACAATACTTTCGCTGATAGCTATTATCAGCTAGACGATCCTGTCATCTACTCCGCAGTACACAAGAAAGGCAAAGGCGGTTGCGTCGAAGTCTTTCTTGAATCACCAAAAGGGTTAGAAGATTTCTTCTGATCCTTATTCCTATTTGATATAATAATTTCCTTTACTTTTATCCCAGATCCACCTATAATTACCTTGTATTGAGATCGAGGACTATATCATGGCTAAAAAAAATCAAGCGTTCGTATACGGTTGGAATAATATTCAGAACAAAAAGAAATACGTAGGATTTCGTAAGAGTAGCGAAATCAACGACGGCTACAAATTTTCATCAGAAGACAAAGAGCTTAAAAGGGATTGGTCAAGAGGTTTACTACACAGGTCAATCCTTTTTGTAGGTACACCCGAAGAAGCTATAAAATACGAAAGCAAACTACTACACCACTTTAACGCACGCACCAACGGGCAGTTTTACAACAAGTCAAACGGAGGCGGAGTAGGTTGTAAAGGTTGGGAGGAACTTTCAGAGAGCGTAATTCAGGGAGGAATAGATTGGGTTGAGAAGGGTATAGAGCCAATCACAGAATCAAAAGACACTTACGATGTAATCGATACAAAACTAGTTAATCGGATTTGGAAAAACTGCCAAGAGGGGAAATACCAAGTAGTTGAAACTAATATTGAGGAAATTCGTAAATTTGATCACAACCAGGTTCGTTTAGTATTATTAGACCCGAAACACGTACAAGCTATTGCGGAGAAGATGGAAGACGACCCAGCAGAGGCTCGTACTAACGTTTCTCCAATTATAGTTTGCGTCAGCCCAGACGGTACACGAACTATACTAGACGGAAACCACACTTCCAGGGCAGTAGATGTAGCTAATTGGCAATCAGCGCCAGTTATATACTTAAATTCTTCGGAGTTTAATGATAGCCAGTCGAATATGGATAAGTTTGGTAACGTTGCTAATCACAACCCTAAATTGAAGAAACCAAATAGTTCACGTGATTGCCAGAGAGCTATCACAAACTTATGGGCGAACAACTTTAGGGATAATGACCCAAACCTTGAGATCCTACAAAGTGAAAAATTTAAAAACACTTGTTTAGAAGTTTTTTACCCACTTTGGTCGCTAAGGGAGATCGCTTCTAACTACAGTAAAGCAGTCATTAACGTAAAAACAGATAAGGCGACAGCTGACCTTAACTTTATTAAATACAGTTCAAAGGAGCTTGACGCTATCGCTAAATCTGTTAGAGACCGCAACCCTGATTTGGCAGTGATTACGGTATCTTCTGGCGCTTGTTACAACTCTGGTATTGGTGGGGTTCTTAACAAGATGGGCGGTATGGATAATTGGAATGGAATGCTTATTATTCACCACGGCAACATTAATGAATACGAGCTTTGGACGGAATCTGAAGCCAAGCTACATAAAGCTTTAAAACGTGTTCACCCCGATTGCGATATAAAGATTCGAATTCTTAAAGCATTCGAGACGAAACAAAAACGAGTAAATCTTTAATGAACTATAACGAAAACCGAAGAGAGGCTTTCATTAAGTGGTATGCGTGGTCCTTGGAATTCAAGGACTGCGACCCCGCTGTTTGGATGACCAATTACCTTAATGATAGATTTGAACATAACTCAGAGCAGCGTATCTGGCTGTCTTGGTTGTATGGCAATACATACTACCTACCAACCGCTTGGGTTCTTATTAATGAGTTCCCTGACTTTGAGTTGGCTACCTATGACCGAATGAACCAATGGAACACGGAGAACTATAAACGTCTCCGCTACCAAACGGACACAAAATGGTCTAAGGGACACTTAGCCGATATGTTCAAATCCTATCATGCTTTCGTTGGAGATAAAACCCAGCGCGAAGTATTTGAGCAGTATATGGGGGATAACGAAGAACAAAATTTCGATAAACTATATGAAGTCGTCAAAGATAAGTTCTACAAGTTCGGACGCTATTCTACTTGGTTCTTTCTACAGCACCTAAATCATACCGCCAATATCCCAAACGTACCAGATAGTTTATTGCTAGATGACTTTAGCGGTTCTCGCTCTCATCGTAATGGCTTATTGCTGGCGCTCGGTAAGGATGATCAGTACGATGTACGTCAGACTATTGGGGAATATGCTTGGCTCGAAGCAGAAGCAAAAAGTATAATGGAAGAGATGAAAAGTCGCTTCCCACACTTGACTTCTGAGATAAATCCGTTTACAATGGAAACCTGTCTCTGTTCATTTAAGAAGATATTCCGAGTGCGTCATGGCAGATACTTGGGGTATTACAATGACAGGGTCGCAGAGGAGATCTCTAAGGTTGAATCTGATGGTTGGTATGGTATTGAGTGGCGTGTACTTTGGGACGCTCGTAGAGAAACTCTTGATGCTAGGCTGTATGATTCAAACGTTATCCAAAAGGGTAAGATGGCTGAGTTCGTTGAAACTAATAATATTGACCGACTAGACTGGATGTTCAAAGAAGACGAACCAGTCTCAATGGGTCTTGATGCTTTTATGTGAGGATATTATGAAACTAATTTATTTGATTGGCGTGCCAGGAACAGGTAAGTCTACAATCATGAAAGAATTTATGAGCAGATTCGATGGGTGGAAAACCGACCGTCCGATTGACCTGCTAGACACGCACGTGAGCGGGAACGTGCGCGTGCTCGGGAAATACGAAGAAGGCGAAACGTTCTCAGGGACAGACCGTTTGTCTATGGCTGTCGCGCCAAAAGCAATTGAATACTTTACTTCTAACCCAGAAGAGGTTATAATAGGTGAAGGTGATAGATTGAATAACAAAGGCGTTTTTGAATCTGTTGAAGATAAAGTCATAATCCATCTAACGGTCTCGGATAAAGAACGTCAACGTCGATACGATGAACGTGGCTCGGAGCAGAGTGATAAGTTCATCCAAACAGTAGCAACTAAATGTAAAAATATAGTAGAGGCTTTCGGCGATCAGCAAACCCTATTCGGCGAAGAAGAGGGATGTATTGTTGAGTTCAAACACGAGACTCCTGAGGATACGCAAAAAGTCGTGGAGTATATGATGTCATGTATTCGCTAACAATTTTCAAGAATCGTTTCGATAATAAGACAAATAAGCGCATGGACTTCGAGACCTGGGAACAGTTCGAAGAACTCTTGTATAAGCTTGCCTCGCAGCCCCTAGCAGGTAAAGAGGCTGCTCAACTAATTTCGCCAGCAGTATATTTGGAAGGCGAGAAACGTCGAAATGCGAATGTTATAGAATGGGCTGGTTGGGCTGCTGTTGATGTTGATGAACATAAGTTCGAGGGAGACTTAGAAAATGAACTTAGATCTAAGTTTGGTTCTTGGGATTTTGTCTGTTACAGTACTGCTAGCAGTAGCGCTGATCATCCAAAGTTTAGGTTGGTCTTCCCACTTAAATCAGGAGTTAAAGCGGATAAGATTAAAGCATTCTGGTTTGCGCTCAACACCGAACTCGATTCAATTGGAGATAAACAGACTAAAGATTTGTCTCGGATGTATTACATACCTGCGGAGTATGCTGGCGCTAACAACTTCATCTTTAGTAATCGCGGTGATTACATTGATCCCGATGAGTTGATAAAGAAACACCCCTTTATCCAGAAACAATCAAACAACTTCATCGACAATCTTCCGGAGGCTATGCAGAAAGAGATTATTGCTCATCGTAAAGCTAAACTTCCCAACCGTGAAAAATTTAAATGGAGCAGTATTCATGATTGTCCGTTTGTCAATAAGAAAATGCTGGTTGAATACCGAGCTATTTCTGAGACTGGTTGGTATCATAAGATGTATCAATTTATGGTAGCAGTTGCATTTAATGCGATTAAAAGTGGATACCCGATATCCGGAAACGAAATTGAAATGATGGCGAGAGAGCTTGACCGAGAAACTGGCAATTGGTATGAGAAAAGACCTTTACTGCTTGAGGCAAATTCTGCGCTTAATTATGCTTATAAGAACAGTGAGGTTTTATGAACGAATGGGACAAAAGGTTTATTAGACAAGCCAAAGAAATATCAACGTGGTCAAAAGACCCAAGAACGCTAATAGGCGCAATCGCTGTTAAAGACCGAAGAATACTTTCTACCGGATATAATGGCTTCCCTCGAGGCGTAGCTGATGATGAGAGGCTAGATGTTCGGGAAATTAAACATAAGTATGTCGTCCATGCCGAAGCTAATTGTATTTACAACGCAGTTCATCATGGGGTATCGTTAGCAGGTTCAACCTTCTACGTTTATGGCTTGCCCGTCTGTAATGAATGCGCTAAGGGTATAATTCAGTCAGGGGTTACTAGAGTTGTTATGCAGCTACGCGAACTGCCTACCAATAAGTGGCAAGATTCGTATCAGATAACGAAGGAAATGTTTAGGGAAGCAAAAATAAGTTTTGAAATGTATTTACTTGACAACGAAATTAGTTTATAATACACCTGTATTTAAAAATGAGGAAACATTATGGGTTTAATGGATAAATTGAAGAAGAACTCGAAGATTGAAGATACTTCGATTCTTAACGAATCTAAACTATTCTCTGATAAGGATATGGTGGTCACCGAAGTACCGATGATCAACGTTGCGTTATCTGGTCGATTGGACGGTGGGTTGACCCCAGGACTAACTGTTTTGGCTGGTCCATCTAAACACTTTAAAACATCGTTCGCGCTGCTTATGGCTTCGGCGTATTTGAAGAAATATCCTGACGCAATCATGCTGTTCTATGATAGCGAGTTTGGTTCTCCTCAGGCATACTTTGAGACGTTTGGTATCGACACTGGTCGTGTACTTCACACTCCAGTTATGAACGTCGAAGAACTTAAATTTGATATGATGTCTCAGCTAGAAAACATCGACCGTGAAGATAAAGTCATTGTTGTAATAGACTCTATCGGTAACTTGGCTTCCAAGAAAGAAGTTGAAGACGCTATCAACGAGAAGTCCGTTGCTGACATGACTCGAGCTAAGTCTCTCAAAGCACTGTTCCGTATGGTCACTCCATACCTAACTAAGAAGGATATCCCCCTACTAGCAATCAACCACACGTATATGGAAATCGGTCTATTCCCGAAAGCTATTGTTGGCGGTGGCACTGGTATCTACTACAGCGCTGATAATATCTGGATCCTTGGTCGCCGTCAGAACAAGACGGGCACTGAGATTACGGGTTATGACTTTGTAATCAATGTAGAGAAATCGCGTTACGTTAAAGAGAAGTCTCAAATCCCAATTAGCGTATCATGGGATGCTGGTATTGAGCGATTCTCTGGTATGTTTGACCTTGCCCTAGCACTAGGATATATCACTAAATCTGGCAGTCGATATCAACTAACTGACCTTGAAACAGGTGAGATTGACGATAAGAAAATCTGGCGCAAAGATATCGGTGATGACTTTTGGACTAAACTGATTGAACATAAACCATTTGCTGAAGCGATTCAGAAACAGTATATGATTGGATATAAAGCTGAACTCGGGGAAAACTTTTTAGAAGATATTCCTTTACCTGACGAGGAAGAAGAGGTATAATATGTCGTACGAGTTGATTGAAGACAAAGATAATTCTTTCTACTCTGTCAAGATTACTGATGGACCATACTCCGGTGTGGTCTATGAGTACGGTAGAGTTTCGCTTAAACACATAGAAGAAACAGACGAAGCCCAACTTTCATATAGCTATGAAGTCATTGAAGGTGATAATACTTTAGAGGGCGATGTTGACTTCGAGAATTATATTGGCGATATCCTTTCTGAAATATTGGTTGAAGCGTTCGATACAGGCAATTACAAAATAGGTGGTAATGATGGCAAATCTGGAAACAACAATTCTAAGGAATCTGATTAACGAGGAATCGTTCACCAGACAAGTTGTTCCTTTTTTGAAATCTGAATACTTTGACGAATCTCATCGGTTCGTCTTTGATCAGATAGTTAAGTTCGTCAACAAGTATAATAGTCTCCCCTCGCGGGAGGCTTTTCTTATTGATGCTGGCGAGGCATTGACTGGCGCAGTAGATGCTGCCGAAGTCACTGAGATTGTTGGCGAAATCTTTGAACCTCAAGAAGTAGATCGCAAATGGCTTATGGATTCTACTGAGAAGTGGTGTCAGGATAGAGCTATCTTCCTGGCTATCATGGAAGGTATTTCTATCATTGATGGTAAGCATAAGACCCTAACCAAAAACGCATTGCCTGACTTATTGTCTCAGGCTTTGGCGGTTACGTTCGATCATCGCGTTGGTCACGATTACCTTGATGAAGCAAAATCTCGTTATGATTTTTACCATATGGAAGAGAAGCGGATGCCGTTTGACCTTGAGTTGTTTAACGACATTACGAAAGGCGGACTGCCGAATAAGACTTTGAACGTGGCTCTTGCTGGCACTGGTGTTGGTAAATCTTTGTTCATGTGTCATTGTGCTGGCGCTAACTTATCTGCCGGAAAGAATGTGCTATATATTACTATGGAGATGGCTGAAGAACGTATTGCTGAACGTATTGACGCCAACCTCATGAACGTCACCATTGACCAGCTTGAGACGTTGCCTCGTGAGATGTTCGAAACTAAGGTACAGAAGATTGCCAACAAGACTAATGGCAAACTTATCGTCAAGGAATATCCAACTGGCTCGGCTCATACGGGGCACTTCCGTGCTCTACTGAATGACCTAAAACTTAAGCGAAACTTTGAACCTGATATCATTTACATTGACTATTTGAATATTTGTTCATCTTCGCGTATGAAAGGTCTTGGTGGCTCGGTTAATACCTACTCTCTGATTAAATCTATTGCGGAGGAAATACGTGGTCTCGCAGTTGAATTCGATGTCCCAATCGTCACCGCCACCCAAACTACTCGAAGCGGATATGGTAACACTGACGTTGGACTTGAGGACACGTCTGAGTCTTTCGGGCTTCCTGCTACTGCTGACTTTATGTTTGCGTTGATAAGTAACGAGGAACTCGAGAAGCTTGGTCAGATTATGGTTAAGCAGCTGAAGAACCGATACAATGACCCAGGACATAACAAGCGATTTGTTATCGGGGTTGACCGAGCTAAAATGAAACTGTACGATGTAGAAGCTAGTGCTCAAAACTTAATCGGCGGCTCTGCGCCTCAACAGGATACTGGACCGATTAACAGCTTTGTGTCAAACGAAAAGAAAGATTACACTGATTTTAAATTTTAAGGTGAATGAATGAAAAGTTATAATGAAATAGCTAGTGCCCGTCTTGTTAGCTACTCTCAGGCGACTGAAGAGTTTAAGGACATGGGGGTTGATGGTGTTCAAGAATTGATCGCTTATTGTGCAAGGGTTTCTAATCCAAAGAATCAAGTAAACAATGAGACAGCAGAAAAGTTGATCAATTATTTGATTAAACACTCTCACTGGTCACCGTTAGAAGTCGTGAGCGCAAACATTGAGATTGTGACTACACGCGATATTGCTCGTCAGATTCTACGCCACCGCTCGTTCTCTTTCCAAGAGTTCAGTCAGCGTTATGCCGATCCTTTCGAGCAGTTTGATGAAGCGTTCTGTTATCGTGAAGCGCGTATGCAGGACGAGGTGAATCGTCAGAACTCAGTCGTATCTGACGACCCTAAGATTCAGGAAGAATGGATGCGTATTCAACAGCGTGTACTAAACTTTGTTAAGAAAGAGTACGGATATGCGCGTGAACTTGGTATCGCTAAGGAACAACGTAGAGCCTTGCTGCCTGAAGGTAATACCCTCTCATACCTTTACATGAACGGCACTATCCGCAGCTGGATTCACTTCATTCAGTTGAGGGCTGGCAACGGTACTCAGAAAGAACATCAGATGATCGCAATTGAGTGCGCAAAGGCAATCAACAAGATCTTCCCCTATGCGGCAAAATTAATTTAAAAATCGCTTTACTTCCCTCAACGTATGTACTATACTAAGTAGTATTGAAATTGAGGGAAGTTTAATGTTAGAAGTTTACGCATATTCAGACAATACAGAAATTACCAGCAAAGTAGAAAAGGCAGTTTACTACGCGATTTCAGTATTACTACCTAAGACTAGAGCACTCAGCGTAGAAGTAGAAATAGAACCGATGGGCGAATGGGAACACGGTTATTGCCACGGAGTAGGCGGCAAATACTACGAAATATCAGTCAACTCAGACCTCAGCGAAGAAGATATTATTAAAACCGTTCTTCACGAAATGGTACACGTTAAACAGTACCATAAGGGCGAACTCAGCCTTAAGAAACAGGAAAAAGTTTGGCGAGGAGCCAAGTGGGAAGGCGAAGACTACAGGGAGTTTCCTTGGGAATTAGAAGCGTACGAACTAGAGGAGGAATTATACCTTGGATTTATTAACCAGTAAAGAACTTTTTGGGGCATTTATCCTAGCGGTATTTGGACTCGGTTTGTATTTTATGTACATGAAAGGTTCTCATTATGGTGCTCGGGTTGGAGCCAGGATCGGGTTCAATAAAGGTTTAGAAGAAGGATTCAACAAAGGATTGGAAAAAGGGACTTATGTTAGTATAGAACTATTACAGAAACATGGTATTTTAGACTATACTATGGAAGAGATTGACGAAATATTAAAGGAGAAGTTGTAATATGAGTCATATGGGAAAACATATAGTAGAAGTTGTAAACATGTACGAGAGCGGTAGAAATGTCAACCAAATTTCTAAGGCTCTTCATATTCCGGTCGAAATCGTAGACCAGATCATTGAATCTAACTTTGGGGTGAAACCTCAACAGTTTTTAACGGAATAATTCCTCCAGTTTGGCTCCTTCGGGAGCCTTTTTTGTTTATAAATAATATATAATTTGTATTTAAATGGGAACCCTGATGCTACATTTCAATCAATTTTCTAAGCTCAAAGAAGCCACGATAGTCAATCAAACGACTTATACGACTGGGCATAAACTCGAGTTGCGCAAAACCGCAAAGGACGTATTGAAAGACGCCCTTAAAGGCGATATAGAATTGGCTGACCCGCAAGAGGCAATTGAACTTGTTATCGGTAAGGGCACTGCTTCTGTATACGTTAAATCTGGTGGACAAGTATATAAGATTGTTGGTTCGGAATCGGGCATCAACGGTTCGTTCAATCACGCTGGTGGCGGTAAATCAGATACCCATAAAAAGACTCGTTGTAAAGAAGCAATGAGCGTTATTGTATTCAAGCATTGGCAAGAGACTGGTTCACTTATCGACGAAGATAGCGCGATTAAAGAACTAACTAAGTGGGGTGCCGACCCATCTGTATATGGTTCAACTTACTACACAAGCGCCAAACTACAGCTTGAATCGTTTAAGAAAATCAAGCGTATGGGTACTATGCACTTCGAGTTTCAGGGCGACACCTATTCGGCTCCCATCTACGCTAAAGCAAAAGCATTGGGTGGACCTAAGTCTGCGGACAACTGGAACCCTGCGGATATCTGGCTATTCAACGATTCTTGGAAAGGTAATCTGAAAACTGAACTGGATAAGATCGAACACATTCAAGAACTGAACCTTTGGATTCGTCGCCATTACGTTAAGAAAAACATTGTCCCTATTTCCCTCAAACAAGCTTCCGGAAAATCACACATCGAACTAATCGAACCTATCAAATACAAAAACCGCCAGCTTGATTATGACTTTACTTTGAACCGTATCATTATTGCTGGTTCTTGTAAGTCCGTATTCGTTGAGACTAACTCAGGCTTCCAGTTTAAGGCAAACGCTCGCGCTGCTAAGGATAATCCAAACCTATTCTACGAAGGTACTATGAAGAAGGAAAACTTCTCTATGGGCGCTATTGATAAACCTGAGTGGGATCGTTTCTCTCGCGGTGAAGTTCCGGCAGGTAAGACTATCAAGCCAACTGACGGTTTGTTGAGCCGCTCGCTTGCCACGTATACTAAGTACAAAGACGTTATCCTACAAAAAGATAATGAGAACCTATGGGCTCCAGACTTTAATTCTATGGATAACCTAGCCAAGCAGCGCTACATTCACTGCGCGGACTTCCTTAAGTTCGTTATGGAAAATTACGAAGAAACTATTCGCTTCGGCTTCTTTGCCTCTATGAAAGTTTCAGACATTAACTCAATGTACCTGAAGATTAAGTAATATGAAAAAGTTTAAAGATTTTATCTCTGAAGAGAAAGACGGCAACCCTTGCTGGAAAGGTTACAAGCAGCTTGGTATGAAGAAGAAAGGCGACAAAGAAGTACCTAATTGTGTGCCTGAAGAGAATGAACTTGAAGAACGTTCTACAGGTCAACAAATTAAAACAATGGTCGGTAAATTCTTCAATAAGAAAAATTATAAAGCAGCGGCTGAATATGCTAAGAAATCTGGTAAAAAGGCAGCTGACGTTGCTCGTATGTATAAGGGTGTCGATGCCAGAGAATTAGCTTCTATGATCGGCGAAGATACTGAACTTGAAGAGTCTGCTGAATACCAAGGTAAGAAAGTGACCCTTAACAACCCATTCCGATTGCCCTCTGGTTCTAAAAAGAAGTTTGGCGTGTACGTAAAAAACGACAAAGGCAATGTCGTGATGGTTAAGTTTGGCGACCCTAATATGGAAATAAAACGTGATGACCCAGAACGTCGCAAGTCATTCCGCGCTCGTCATGGTTGTGATACAGACCCTGGTCCAAAATGGAAAGCAAAATTTTGGAGTTGTCACCAATGGAGAGCTGGCGCAAAGGTGGATAATTAATGAAAGGCTTCACTCAGTTCCTAAACGAGACTATAATTAAAAAGGATGGTAAGTATCGTCTGGTGTCAAAGTCAGGTAAGAACCTTGGTGAATTTGATACTAGAGATGAAGCCGAGGAGCGCGAGCGCGAGATTCAATACTTTAAAAGTAAAAATGAAGAGCATGGCGCAGGCGAAGAAGGCACACCGGAATTATTAAGGAAGTATAAAAAAGATACCCCAATGGAAGGTTTCGATGCTTTCAGTTCTTTACTCACCGAAGAAAAGAACACCCATATGACGCACATCGAAGATCAGGTTATCTATGGTGGTGTTAACGGAGCGCGGGAAGCCATCCTAGCTCTCAGGTCCCTCCGCGATATGCTCGCAGGTAATAGTAAAGGATCGACTGACGTAACTGTTAAATGGGATGGCGCTCCTGCCGTTTTCTGTGGTATAGACCCTGAAGACGGTAAATTCTTTGTGGCAAAGAAAGGTATCTTTAATAAGAACCCGAAAGTCTATAAAACTAAACAGGATATCTACGACGACATAGATAATGCAGAGTTGGCTCAGAAGATGCTTGTTTCTCTTGAAGAGCTATCTAAACTAGGAATTAAAGGCGTTGTTCAAGGTGACATCATGTTTACTGACGACGTCAAGGAAGAGACAATTGACGGCGAAAAATATCTTACTTTTCATCCTAATACTATTGTGTACGCTGTACCTAGTGAATCAGAAGCCGCTCGGAGTATTCGTAAAGCCAAAATCGGTGTCGTGTTCCATACAGCCTACAATGGGTCTTCCTTCGCCGACATGCGAGCGAGTTATGGAGTAGACGTAAGTAAGTTCAAATCAGTTCCTACAGTATGGGCGGAAAGTGCTACGTTGAAAGACTTATCGGGCACTGTAACTCTAACGCAAAAAGATACAAAAGAAGTTACTGATGCGCTGTCAACCGCAGGTAAGATTTTCTCGCGAATATCTGGTTCTACGTTAAGAGAACTAGAAGCTCATCCTGATTTACCACGTTTGATTGAGACTTATAATAACTCCTTTGTACGCAAGGGTGAAGTCATCAAGGATACCAGAAATCACGTTGAAGGTTTGATCAAATTCATTGAAGAACGTTACGCAAAAGAAATTGATAAGCGCAAGTCTGAGAAAGGTAAGCAGGCTCAACGAGACAAGTTGGACACTATCCTTGAATTTTTTAATCGTAAAAACAAGCCATCTTTGGTCCAGATTTTTGAATTACAGAAGGCTATCGTCAACGCCAAGATGATAGTTATTAAGAAACTAAATAAGCTAAATAATATAAATACTTTTGTTAAGACCAAGAATGGCTTTAAGGTTACTGGCGCAGAAGGGTTTGTTGCTATAGACCATATGAAAGGTGGAGCGGTTAAGCTCGTCGATCGTATGGAGTTTTCAATGAACAACTTTGATCCAGATATTGTGAAAGGTT